ATTATCCCTTGGATATATTCTATTAGGTGGACTAATTGATTGGTTAGCCTGGGTAGCACTTGCTTACGGTGTCTACACTTTTGTTAAATCAGAAGTTGCTTAATTAAGCACTTGTAAGTTCATAAGGGGTCTTCGGGCCCCTTTCTTTTGAGTAATGTTACAGGAGTGTTACAATTCTGTTACAATTGTGTAAAATCTTAAAAAAACTATTTACATATCTATCAAACTATGGTATAATAGATTTATATTTAATAAAAAAGGAGTTAATAAATATGTCAAATGAAAGAAATCAAGTAATAATAGAAAGCATCGTAGAGGATGTAGAGCAAATGTCAACTAGTGCGATTCTAAGAGAATTAGACGGTGGAATGAAACCAGGAATGTGTGATTCTTGGGACGAAAGAGTTGGTATGACAGATAGAGATTGGGCTATAGAAAAATTAGCAAATGAAAGATTTGAAGCGAGGTGCGTATAATGGCTAGAGGATCACAGAGTTTTATTGGATCATATTGGACTGAATGTGCAGGTGATATGTTAGAAGTTAAAAAAATTAGAGAAGTTATTAAAGCAGTCAATAGAGAAGCAAAATGGGCAGAAGAAAGTCCATGGAAAAACAAAGCTGGTGTAAAATTTCCAAGATACAGAGTAAAGCTTCAAGGGAGAGGTCCTAGAAAAGAAGCTGCTGTAAAAGATGGCAGACATTGGAATGCATATGATCAAAGTTTACCTTTGAAACATGCTGAAAGAGTTGATTTATATATTTATGAAAGGAGTGAAGTATATTATGGATGATAGAGAATACGTATTAACATTTAAGAAGGAGTGTCGTAGGTGCGATGACTTCTTCGGCATGAACCCTAAAGCATGGGCTCATGTTCAGAAACTATGCGCAAAGCATGGTTGGGACTATTATGCCTTATGAGATTATTAGAGGCTAATTACGGAGACGTAAGAATATTCTCTGAAAGACCATACGGCTATAAGAGATATATAGTCGAATGGCAAAACGGTGCTACCACAACCTTTTCAGGTTTATGGTATAAAAAAGAAAAAGTAATAAAATTAGTTGAGGAACAATTAAATGGAAAATCCTAAAGTACAAGAAAATTATGAAAAAGCAATGAAGTCATTCGATAAACTCGATGCTTCATTTGAAAGAACAACACGAGCAATATATTTCCTATATGGTGGTGCAGTTGCTCTTTTAGTATATACAATTATTGAGGTATTTGAAAATGTATAATATTGATGACGTATTATCTAAACTTGATGAGATTGAGTGTAAGATAGATGATCTTATTGAGAGAGAAAGCAAAGCTCAATCATTTCAAGTAATTGCTACTAAAGGTAAAACAAAATTACCAGTAGCTGATTATGTTTTTGATAGAATGCAAGATGCAGTTTTATTTTATAAACAAATGAAAGAAAAAGGCTATGATGTAGTTATGGAACAAAAGTGGATATAGCATTCTATATCATATTTTTTGTATGTGTTATATGCTGTGGGTGGTCATCCTACAAAATAGGCCATAAAGACGGTGTACGTTCGGGTGCAGAAAGTACTATAGATATGTTACATGAAAACAGAGTAATTTCTTTTGATAATAAAGGAAATATTATTCCAAATCCATATTTTAAGGTTTAGTAAATGTATAAATAGATTATATAAAAAGGAATCTATTTATGAACTTTAAATCTTTTATTAATAAACCACAAGTAATTAGTGAAGGTACTAAATTAACACCGTCTGTTCTAGACGAAAAAAATTCTAAAAGCGGAGAAGCAAGAATTGATATTCTTCGTGACTTGGTTCGTGGAAGTAAACCTTTAGAATTAGCAAAAGGTGGTACAGTCGTCGTAGTCAATATTAAAGACGCTCTGGAAAAAATCAAATTATTTAAAAAGAATTCTTTACATTTTGGTAGAGGTGGAATTCCATTAGAAACTAACGGTGGTACCATTTATACAAATGATCTTAAAAAATCAAAAGTATTTGGCGGTGAATCTGGTGGTGCTGGTGGCGGTAGTTTAAATACAAAAATTTATGAATCTCATAATGCAGTATTCTTACACGCTATGTTAGAGCATGGTCATAAACAACCACTAGAATTTTTTACTAATGATATATTAAAGAATGCTCATAAGTTAGCTGATGTAGATGCTAAATGGAATGAACTAGAAAATATACCAGATGAATGGATGTTATCATCTTATAATATATCTCAAGAATTAATTAAACTAGGTTATGTTAAAAAAGGTCATGTTATTCATAGAAATAGTAAAATAATGAATGGTATATATCAAAAGAAAAATGAAGCATTTGCTAATATGAATTTGAAAAAACTTAAAGACGATAAATGGAATCCTGGTGATGTATGGGCAGTAGATAAATCATTTGATATTAATAGTTTAAACACAGCTACAGTTGATGGATTAAATGCTGACATATTAGAAAATTATTTAAATAGAAGTTGTGTAGGTATATCTCTTAAAGGTCCTATGATAAAATCTGTTCCTATAAAGGAATACAATATTGATAAATCATTATTAAAAACTTATAGATTTAAAGACTTTAGATTAGAGTCCAAGGGTGGAAACTTTTGGTCATCTAAGATGGGTCATATAGATTACGACGGTGGTGAAATGTCAATTAAAGACGGTAAACATTTTGGTTCTGTAAAAGCAGAAATCAAAGGTAAGAAAGCAAGAGGTGGTGGAATCGGTTGGAGTGAAATGAGTGGTTACCTTGAAAGATATGGTAAAAAGTATAAACTACAGCCTATATCAAAACAAGCTAAAAAAATAGCTAAAGCAATTGAAAGAAAGCAAGATGAAAAATCAATAAAAGAATTTTATAAGTATTATAATTACTTTTATAAGAATGATTCTTATGATGATTTTAAAGCTAAATTAATTACAATGCCAGGTCATTGGATATCAGCTAAGTTTGCTATTACACAACTTGGCTATAATATTAACCATGTACCACGATCTAAAATAAATGAATTGGTTACTAATTTTGTTAACTATGCAGGTTCTTCTACGGCAGAATCTAGTGCGTATGTTAAGGCAGGGAAATAATGCGTAGATTAAAACAATTTATAACAGAAGACATCTCAGTGTATAAACCACAAGATGAACTTAAACCTGCTAAATATAATAATATAGAAATCTTTAAAGATGGATGGCAAACAATACAGCTACCGCCTCCGCCCCCGGAAAAGGTAGAAATTGACAAAGTAATTGAAATATGTCATTCAGCTACAGATGCGCAAAAGAAAGAATATGAATTATGCGATACTGATGCATCATATATGATTAAAGATTATATGAATAAAAATGATTTAAAATATGAAAATGCTGTAATAGAATATATTGAAAAACAATGTGTTCCAATTATAAGACATTATAAAAATCATTTTAATAGGCCAAGGCCATATCAAATTGCTGCATATTACAATAAAGAACTTAGAAGGTTTAAAAGCGAAACTGCTAGTACACCATCGTATCCATCAGGACATACAGTTCAGCCATTAGTTGTAGCATTACATTATGCTAAAAAGTATCCTAACCATAAATCAAATTTAGAAAGTATGGCAAATAAATGTGGGTACGGAAGAGTAATAGCAGGGTTACATTACCCAGCAGATTATAACGCAGGTATATTACTTGCAAATAAATTAATGGAATATATAGAATATGAAAAATTTTAATAGATATTTAGCCGAAGCCAAGAACACTCATATGATTCATATTGAGGACTTAATCTTGGACGGTGGAGTTAAGGGGGCACGCCAAGCAATCCTAGCGCTTAGGTCAATGAGGGATATGTTGAGCGGTAATGCGAAAGCACCAATGGACATTACTGTTAAGTGGGACGGTGCCCCCGCCGTATTTGCTGGAGAGGATCCAAGCGATGGTAAATTCTTTGTAGCCAAGAAAGGTATATTTAATGCTAATCCAAAAATATATAAATCACATGAAGATATAGATGGTGACACATCAGGTGATTTAAGCCGTAAATTAAAAATGGCATTTGATAATCTCAAAGGTCTTGGAATTAAAGGTGTTATCCAAGGTGATTTCATGTTTGAGAAAAAAGATCTTAAAAGGGAAAATATCAATGGACTTAAACATATAGTATTTCACCCGAATACAATTGCATATGCTGTTCCAGAAAAGAGTGCATTAGGTAAAGAAATAAGTAAAGCTGAAATAGGTATTGTATGGCATACTACTTATAAAGGTGGAACATTCGAATCTATGAGTGCAGAATTTGGAAGAGAGATTGTACCTAAACTTAAAAAGAGTTCAAAGGTATGGATGGTTGATGCAACACTTCGAGATTTATCAGGTACTGCCACATTAACCGCAGATGACAATAAAGTAATATCCAAAAAATTATCAGATTCTGGAAAAATATTCAGAAAAATAGCAAGTGGTGTATTAAAAGAGATTGAAGCTAATAAAGAACTTAATATGTTACTTAATGTATATAATAACACAAAGGTAAGAGAAGGACAAAGAATTACAGATACTAAGAAACATGCTACTGGTTTAGTGATGTGGATTAATACTAGATATCAAAAAGAGATTGATAAAAGAAGTTCAGATAAAGGTAAGGCGACTCAATCAGATAAAAGAGATGCTTTATTAAAGTTTTTCAGTAAAGAAAACATAAAAAATTTAAAATTAATCTTTGATTTACAAAATTTAATCATCGATAGCAAATTAATTATTATAAATAAATTAAACAAACTATCTAAAATAGATACATTTGTTAAAACTAAAAATGGATTTAAGGTCACCGGCGTTGAAGGTTTTGTGGCAATAGATCGATTAGAAGGTGGTGCTGTTAAGCTTGTAGATAGAATGGAATTTTCTACAAACAACTTTAGCAAAGATATTATAAAAGGTTGGGATAACCCCAACTAAATGGGATACCGAGGGAATACATGTCAGTTAAATCATTTAGCGATTTTTTAACAGAGTCAACAAAAGAAGTTACTTTCGTATTTGGAAGATTTAATCCTCCTACGATTGGACATTTAAAATTGTTTGATCATCTGAAAAAAGTTAGCCGTGGGCAAGCATATCGTATATATGCTTCAAAATCAGTGGATAGCAAAAAGAATCCACTCTTATTCAAAGATAAAATCAAATTTCTCAGAAAAATGTTTCCTAAACATGCACGTAGTGTTATGTCAGATAAAGATGTAAGAACTGTTTTAGATATAGCAGTTAAACTATATGACCAAGGGTTTACTAAAATGACTATGGTTGCTGGGTCAGATAGAATAAAAGAATTTGAAATACTACTAAACAAATATAACGGTGTCAAATCAAGGCATGGTTTTTATGAATTCCAGGGTGCTATAAATGTAGTCAGTGCTGGAGAAAGAGATCCTGATGCAGAAGGTGCATCTGGTATGTCAGCTTCAAAAATGCGAATGACCGCTCAACAAAATGATCTTGAAGGCTTTTCTAAGGGATTGCCTTCAGGATATCAACCTAATGATTTATTTAATGCAGTTAGAAAAGGAATGGGTTTAAAAGAAAAAACATCATTCAGAAAACATGTGCAATTATCTCCAGTATCAGAAACTAGAGAAGAATATGTAGAAGGAAGCTTATATAATATAGGTGATGGTGTTATTATTAAAGAATCAGAAGAAAAAGGTACTATAGAATATTGTGGTGCAAATTATGTTATAGTAGAATCTAATGGTGATAAGAAAAGATATTGGTTAGATGCTGTAGAAAAGATTAATGAATATAACGAAATTGGTACAAAACAGTTACTAAAAAAATATTTAAAAGACACACCGTTTTCAGAAGTAAAACAAGACCCTGATATAAAAGATAGAAAAGGATCACAACCTGCAGGTTATTATAAAGGTTTAAAAACAAAATCAACAAAACAAGCTAGAGCTAGACATTTTGCTAAGAAGTCTAAAATGGACGATGATAATCCAAAAGCATATAGTAAAGCTCCAGGCGATGCAACTGCAAAAACTAAACCATCAAAACATACTAAAAAGTTTAAACAAATGTATGGTGAAATGGCAGAGCATTTAACGTTTGAAGATTTTACAATTACAGAACAAGATACTAAAAAGGCATTAACGAAAAAGGCTGATAAGTCAGGAATGCCATACAGTATATTGAAAAAAGTTTTTGATAGAGGAGTAGCTGCTTGGAAAACAGGACATAGACCTGGCACTACACCTGTACAATGGGGATTAGCAAGAGTTAACTCTTTTGTTACTAAAAGTAAAGGAACATGGGGTAAAGCAGATAAAGATTTAGCTGCAAAAGTTTAGGAGAAATAAAATGAAATTTAAAGAATTAAGAGAAAAGTATAGTAGTAAGTTTCCACCTGCTCTAATTGCTGCAGCTGTCAAGATTGCTATTGACATGGGTGGTAATATGACCGGTGCTTACAAGAAAATAGAAAGAATGAAAAGAGGATTGGGCGATGATCCTGTAGTTAAAGATGCACTAAGATTGGCTAATGAAGAAGTTCAAAACGAAGAAACAGTTATAAATGAGTTAAACTTTTCATATGCATTTTTTGATAAGTTAAGCCTTAATAAGTTTATGATGAAAGCATTAAAGGTTAAAGGAGGAACTGTTCTAGATAGTGAAAAGCAAACTGGTGGACACTTTACAGTTAAAGTTAAAGCTGATGATAAAAAAGTAATTGCAAAATATAATGCAATAGCTCTCAAAGCAATGTCAGAATCAGTTAATGAAAATTATAATCAAGACT